CACGACCTGAAGAAGGTGTTCTACGCCTGCCACTTCGACACGACGTCGAAGTACGACCCGAAGACCGGGCCGTGGATCATCTTCCGGCTGAAGATGGTGTCGCGGCGGATCGCCGAGCTGCAGGCCGGCCACGCCCGGCGCAACAACATCACCATCGACACCATCCTGCAGCGCCTCGAGGAGGCCCGGCTGATGGCGATCGACATGGAGCGGCCGGCCGACGCGATCACCGCGGCGATGGGCCAGGCGAAGCTGTGCGGCTTCCTCGTCGACCGCGTCGAGGACGTCACGCCGCGCAAGCCAGTGGCGGTGCCGACCGACGAGAAGCGCATGTCGATCGAGCAGTGGCAGAAGATGGTCGGACCCGACGCAACGCTATGGATGGAGCAGCACGATGGGCAGGCAACGCCTCAAGGCGCCAAGGGCAACGGCCACGGCAACGGCCACGCATAGGACGTTCCGCTGCGAGCTGTGCGGCGAGCCGATCAATCCCGGCCTGACGGACGAGCAGGCCAGACAGGAGTACGAAGCGCTGTTCGGCCTGCCGTGCGACATGGCGACGGTGGCGATGATCTGCGGCGACTGCTTCCGCGACATGAGCGACATGCCGTCACCGCTGCCGCAATGAGCGTCGCCGTCACCGACATCGGCTTCGCGCCGCAGAAGGGCCCGCAGACCTGGTACGTGCAGTGCCCGTGCGACATCATCATCTTCGGCGGCGCCCGCGGCGGCGGCAAGACGATCGGCTCGCTCGGCGAGTTCTGGATCCACTCCGAGCGTTACGGAATCCACGCCCGCGGTTTGATGCTGCGTCGCAACTACACCGACCTCAAGGACACCGTCGCCGTGGCGATGGCGATGTACGGCGCCGACGCCAAGTGGAGCGAGCAGAAGGCCTGCTTCGTGTTCCGCACCGGGGCGATCCTCTATATGGCCTACCTCGAGAACGACACCGACGCCGAGAACTACCAGGGCTGGAGCCTGACGCGCGTCTACGCCGAGGAGATGACGCAGTTCCCGACGCCGGCGCCGCTGTTCAAGCTGTTCGCGACGCTGCGCTCGGCCACCGGCGTGCCATGTCAGTTCCGCGGCACCTGCAACCCCGGCGGCGCCGGGCACCTGTGGGTCAAGCAGTGGGTGATCGACAACGGCCCGTACAACGTCGTCACCGACCCGGACAGTGGCCTGACGCGCGTCTACATCCCGTCGCGCCTCGTCGACAACCCGGCGCTCTTGGCCCATGACCCGCGCTACGTCGAGCGGCTGAAGTCGTCGGGCTCGCCGGAACTGGTGCGCGCCTGGCTCGAGGGCGACTGGAACGTCATCGAGGGCGCCTTCTTCAGTGAATTCTCGGTGTCGAGGCACGTGCTTCAGCCGTTCCACATCCCGACGCACTGGACGCGCTTCCGGTCGATGGACTGGGGCTCGGCCAAGCCGTTCTCGATCGGCTGGTGGGCGGTGGTGCAGGACGACTACGTCGTGGCCCCCGGCCGGTCGATCCCGCGCGGCGCCATCGTCCGCTATCGCGAATGGTACGGCTGGAACGGCATCGCCAACGAGGGATGCCGGCTGACGGCCACCCAGGTGGCGCACGGCATCGTCGAGCGCGAGACGCTTAGTGACTACAGGGAGGAGATCGCCTACGGCGTGCTGGACCCGTCCGCCTGGAACGTCGTCTCCGGGCCGTCGATCGCCGAGGAGCTGCTCAGGGCTGGCGCCATCTTCCGGCGTGCCGACAACCGCCGCGTCGCGGGACAGTCGCCGACCACCAAGATGTCCGGCTGGGACCAGCTGCGCAACCGGCTGATCGGCGACGACGGCCGGCCGATGCTCTACATGTTCTCGACGTGCACGCACCTGATCCGCACCCTGCCGATCATGCAGCACGACCCGAAGAACGCCGAGGACATCGACACCGACCTCGAGGACCATGCGGTCGACGAATGTCGCTATGCCTGCATGTCGCGGCCGTACCTGGCGACGACGCGGACGATGGAGTCGCGCGATCCGTTCCTCGTCGCCAACGCCTTCGGGCTTACCAAGTTGCATTGAGCGGCGTATAAGGCGATTAGCCGGAGAAGCTTCGCCATGCCCATCTCGACCAGCCCGACCTACGACCCGCCGCCATC